AACAGTAAATAGCATACCTGAACAATACGCATCACTTCACGATGACCTTTGGTTTGTAGCAACCAGCACCAATGTAGCATCAAGCAATTTTAAATATGTGTTTGATATCTACGTTGATGCAGTCTTGGTGGCAAGGATAAAGCAGTTCCCTGATGTGACAAGCAACAAGGGGATATTTAACGCAGGTAATATAATGCGTAACTATGCTCAATCTTATTTCATCCCGAATCCTGCTACTACCTTATTCAGTGGGTCAAATGACAATATTTATAAGCAATATACCATAAAATATGGCGAAGAATACGGAGGAACAACCTACACCAATCTGCTTGAGCAGACTTATGTAGCATTCAACTTCTACTATCCCGACTTTTACAATCCTGCTCAATCTCCAACTTACTTCAAGTCATACATCAACGAATGGTTGACCAATAGAGATTTGAGCAATGTGGAGTGTGCTTTTACGGATAAGTTACACATCGGATATATGTTTGCAAGTGGTGTGACTACAAATGTCTACCCATCGGTGCAACTTTATAATGAGAATGGAACACCAAGTGGAAGTGCTTTAACAACGGCAACAGACCCACAGGAAACCTTTAGTTTGCTTGATATCTCACCGACTGCCATCAATGACTGGTATGGTTCAACAGTGATCCCACAATCTGCATACTCATACGGCATTAAATTGCACAATGGCACAGGATTCGGGGATGAGGTAAGGGTTAAACTTGTTTGCAATCCTAACTACTCACCCGTTGCATTGCACTTCTTAAATCAACTCGGAGGGTATGATACGATGCATTTTAGGTTGGTCAATAAGGAATCAAGGAACGTGGAATCAAAGCAATACGAAGGCAGTAAGTATAGGTACAACGCTTCTGCGGTTGCTATGAGGTCCTATGATGACTACAAAAGAATCAACCCAGGTGCAACTAAGTATGTGGTTGAGCATTCTACAATGTACAAACTGAGAAGTAATTATTTAAATGTAAAAGATTACAACTGGTTGGCAGAGTTAATCCAATCACCCGAAGTCTACTTTGAGCAAGGCGGTTATTACTACCCTGTGGTCACAATGACAAGTAATTGGGAAGAGAAGAAGAGGATAGCAGACAAGATGTTTAACCTTGAGTTAGATGTGCAGATTGCGAATAAAAAATATAGTCAATTCCGATGAGGACTGAGATATACATTGATAATTATAGACTTGATTTAACAAAGGATATCTCTGCTGAGTTTACTTATGCCATTGATGAAATACAAGACTTTGCAACAAGGAACACATCATTTAGTAAAACAATAGTCCTACCAGGCAATGATACAAATAATAAGTTATTCGGTAATATATTTGAGTTCGGAAACTCCAATCTATACAATTCAGCACAACCCAACGTGGGTTACAACTTCAATGCAACCAAGTCAGTTCCTTGCATTATCTTGGTAGATAAGATACAAATATTTAAGGGTGTACTTAGAATGCTTGAAATCATAATTGATGACAGGCATATTGAGTATGAGGTTTGTGTGTTCGGTGAGTTAGGTGGATTCATTAACGCACTTGGAAACAATAAACTTGAGGACATAGACTTTGGCATTGCAGACCAAACTTGGAATGTGACCAACATTGCGAATAGTTGGGATAACATTAGCGGGACAGGTGTTTACTATCCTCTTATTGATAATGGTGGGGTATCGGTTACAGCAGGTGCAACTTACAAGGTAGACTTTTCTTTTGATGCCTTTAGACCTGCATTGTTTGTCAAGCAATACCTAACCAAGATACTTGATGGGTCAGGTTATACCTATGACTTTCCTTTACTTAGTACGGCATTGATGAACAGGTTAGTCATTCCTAACAATCAAAAGACATTAACAAAAAGCAGTACAACGGCATTTAAAGCATCGGTTACAGATGTCACATACACATCAGCATCAGCAGTTCAGTTCACAGGCATTACGTTTGGTAGTTTTTCTTTAAACGCTGGTACTGACTTGATTACTTATGGCGGTGGTAGTGCAATTACTACGAACATATCATTAATGATATCGGGGCAGATTAATAGCATTGACCCTAACAATACCTTTGTAAACTTTGAATTTATGAAGGGTGCTACTCTTTTAGCGGTTGAGGTGATAAATGCATCTTTTACGCCTTACTTTTTCAATGTAAATTTATCCGTTTCAAATGTTGTGATTAATCCAAGTGATGTACTTGCGGTTAACATAGTGACATCTGGACTTCCTCCGAATTATAGACTTTATGGTGATGACCTAAAGATAGAAACTACTACTCCAACGGATGTGGTCCTTAACTATGGGGATAGCATTGTCATAAACGATACAATACCTAAAGGAATCTTTCAAAAGGATTTCTTTGCATCCATTGTCAAAATGTTCAACCTTTATGTTTATGAGGATAAGTTGGTAGAGAAGAAACTTATTATAAAACCATTCATAGACTTTTACGATGGCACAAGGATAGACTGGACCGATAAGGTGGACCGAGGTAGCGTGATTAGGTTAAAACCAATGTCCGAGTTTACTGCACGTTATTACGATTACAAGTACAAACAAGACAATGACTTTTATGCGGAGAACTATCGCAAAAAGTACAATGAAGGGTATGGAGATTTGATTTATGACAGTGAGAATGAGTTTGTAAAGGAGGTGGATAGCACAGAGTTGATTTTTGCATCTACCATACTTTATCAATTAACGGGAACTGACAAAATTTATAGCACTATCTATAAATTGTCAAACGAGAACACCAAAGAGGATAAGATGGATTCTGTTATTAGAATCCTTCAAGCAAAGAAGATAACTGGTAGGAATACATGGGCAATAAAGAATGGAGCAACTACTTTGGCAAGTTATACTGCCTATGGTTATGCAGGACACGTTGATGACCCATTTAACCCACTTGCAGATATTAATTGGGGAGCAACTAAGGAAGTATTTTATAATGCTTCAGCAGTAACGGCAGCAAACTTATTTAATGGGTATTGGTCCGAGTACATTGCAGAGATAACGGACAAGGATAGCAAGTTGCTGACCTGCTCATTGAAGTTGAATGAGGTTGACATTTATAACCTTGATTTTAGCAAACTGATTTATATTGATGGTTCACTTTGGCGGTTGAATAAGGTCTTAGATTACAATCCGATGGACTTTAACGTGACAAAGGTGGAACTTCTTAAAGTAATTGAATTAACATACGTTTAATATGGCAGAAGAAATTGTAGGCGTCAAGATACAGGTGGATGCTACCGATATGAATAAGTCGGTAGGTGACTTGCGTAAAAAGATAATAGAAGCAGAAGCAGAAGTTAAACGTTTACAACAAGCGTACGGAGAGCAAAGCAAGGAGGCAATTGAAGGGCAGAAACGATTGGCACAACTGCAAGACATCACTAACAAAAAGATTGACCAACAGAATCAACGTATTGATGATGCTGCAAAGACTGTTAGTGCATTGTCTGCTGCTTATGGAGGCGTTCAAGGTGCTTTAGAGTTAACAGGTCTTGCAGGAGAGGACACAATTAAACAACTTGCAAAGATTCAGTCTGCACTTGCTATTGGCGATGCAGTACAAAACCTTGCAGAGTTTAGAGGTGCAATCACAAATACCTTTAAGTCTTTCGGGACTTCAATAAAGACTACATTTAGCACTTTAAGAGGTGCTTTGGTTGCAACAGGTATAGGTGCTTTTGTGGTTGCACTTGGTCTTGTTGCTGCTAACTTCGAAACAGTTAAAAAGGTAGTTTTAAATTTAATACCTGGACTTGGAAGCGTTGCAGACTTTATCGGAAACCTTGTAAACAAAGTCACTGATTTTATTGGAATTACAAGTGAAGCAGGTAGAGCAACTGAAAAACTTATTAAAGATAATGAGAAAGCAATCAAGGAAGGAGAAAGAAACCTTGAACTTAATGGAGATAAATATGATGAGTTTACTCAACGTAAAATAAAGGCAAACATTGAATTTTTAAAGAAGCAAAATGAGTTCAAGAATGATGAGCAATTATCAGAAGAGCAGAAGAACATATTTATAAGACAAGCAAGGGAGAAGGCGAATAGAGAAATTGCCAAGTCTGATGAGGATAGAAATAAAGCATTTAAAGATGCAAATAAAAAATTATCAGATGAGCAAAAAGCGTTTAGAGATGAGCAAGATAAAATAATAAAAGAAGAAGCAGCAGCAAGACAAAAGGTATTAGATGATTCATTAGCAGCAGAATCTAAAGCGTTCCAATTACAATTACAGGCAGCAGATAACCGAACAAAGGCAGCAGAAGAACAAGCAAAACTTGATGAAGAGAATTTAGCGAAGCAGTTTGAGATAGAGAATGAGATACAAGGAAAGCAACAAGAAACATCTAATAAGAAAATATTATTAGACAAAAAGACTGCTGCCGATGAACAAGCAATCCTTGATGCAAGACTATCTGCTCAACTTCAGTTTTTAAATCAAATAGGTAGCGTTTTTGGTACTTTAGCAGGATTATTTGAGCAAGGTACTGCTGCAAGTAAAATTGCTGCTATTGCCGAAATTGGTCTTGGTACTGCAACAGGTTTTATAAATGGTTTAGATATTGCACAAAAGTCTGCAAAGGGAACTGGTCCTGCTGCTGCTTTTGCATTTCCTATATTCTATGCTTCACAGATTGCTGCGGTTTTAGGTGCTGCTGGTAAAGCAAAACAAGTATTATCTCAAGTTAAGGGTGGTGCAGGTGGTGTAAATTTACCATCTTCATCAGGTCTTGCAACTGCTCCTGTTAGTCCTCAATTGTCAACAGTAAACACAGTAACACAATTAAACCAAGCATCTATAAACCAAATGGGATCAGCAGCAGGAAGGGCATACGTTGTGGAATCCGACATCACTAACCAACAAGAAAAGATAGTAAGAATAAACCGAGCAGCAAGACTTGGGTAACAATAGTTTATAAAAAATACAAAAATGGAAAAGAATATACCGATTTTTAACTTAGAAATAACCAATGACCTGGAAGATGATGTTGAGGTTGATGTGATTAGTTTGGTTGACAGACCTGCTATTGAAAGGTCCTTCCTTGCATTCAAAGAGGATGAGTTTGCAGAAGGAATGCCTCACTACACAAAAGATGGTGTACTATGGACAGGACCAACGCATAAAGATGCAGATGGTCGGTTGATGACTGGTGAGGTACATGATGAGAATAGTCAATACCTTTACCATATTGGCGAGTATGACAAGTATGCAGAATCCTACACAGACTATCCCGAAAGTGCAAAGAACAACGCACAAAGGGCATTGGACTGGGTAGAGAAAAATGGGTGGGGTGATTGCGGTGAAGCAACTGGTAAGATTCGTGCTTCGCAAATCGCAAAGGGTGAACCGATTTCACGTGAAACAATCGCAAGGATTAGCGGATTTAAAAGGCATCAACAGAATAAAGATGTACCATATTCGGAAGGATGCGGAGGTCTTATGTGGGATGCTTGGGGTGGTACTTCTATGATTGAGTGGGCAAGTAACAAGTTAAAAAAAATAGACAGGCAGAACTTTGTCATCCAAGATGAAGACCAACAAATCATTAGCGGTCCATTAATGTTGGCAGATACTCCTATCTACCGCAATGATCACAATGGGGAGTATTATGTAGTCTTCACAAAGGAAACGATAAAAAAGATTGCACAGAGGTACTTTAAGAAAGGGTATCAAGCAAACGTGAATCTTATGCACGATTCGGGGCAATCCGTTGAAGGTGTAACAATGTTTGAATCATTTATCAGCGACAAGGTGAGGGGCATCTACCCGATGAAAGGATTTGAGGATGTACCCGATGGGTCTTGGTTTGGTTCTTTCAAGGTAGATAATGCGGAAGTATGGGCAGAGATTAAGGCGGGAAATGTACGGGGTTTTTCCGTTGAAGGTCAGTTTAATTATAGGAAAACAGGAGATAAAAAGATTGAGCAACTTTGGGAAAATGTTCTTGAAGTGCTATCTAAAGTTGTGTAGAATTTTTCATAGCGTTTTGGTTAGGCAGGGTGTTTCCACACCTTGCCTTTTTCTTATATGGTACATTGGTAAATACCCTCTATTTATTGCTAAAAGTTATGATGACTACTTTGGAAGCAATCAATAAGATTAAACAAATGTTTGCAGAAGCAGGAGAATTACCTGTACCATCTGCAATGCCTCTGCAATCTATGGCGGAATATACGCTGAAGAGTGGTGCAAAGGTAATGATTGATAAGTATGAAGTCGGTGGTAAGGTTACACTCGTAGACGAGGGTGGTAACGAAGTTCCTGCACCTGCTGGAGAGCATGAGTTGATAGATGGTTCAGTAATGACTTTGGATGAGAACTCTATGATCTTGTCAATTAAAGCACCTGAGGTTGAACTTCCTGAAGCACCTGAAGTTGAGATTGAATCCAACAAGCACGAAGAAGAGGACATGATGAAGAAGAAGATTGAAGAGATGCAGAAGCAACTTGATGAAATTAAGATGGCATACGATGCCAAACTTGCCTCTCAAGAAGCAAAGTTCAGCAAGGGCATGAGTGACATTAGCGATGTTTTGGTTCAACTTTTGAACACACCATCTGCAAATGCAACTGAAGCACCAAAAGAAAAGTTTAATCAGCACATTGAAAAGAAAGAAGATAAAATCAGTCGCTTTCTTGATTTTGCTAAATCTATAAAGTAAAAATTTCTCAAACAATAAAAATTAAATAAAATGAGTTTTAGTGTAGGAACATTGGCAAACTATACAAAAGAGAACGAAGCACTACTCGTTGCATCTTCTGTACTTGGTAGCAAAACTGCATCTTTGATTAAGGATGCTGGAAACGTGATGGTAGGTGTTAAGTCTGCCGAAACCATCAACATTATGGATACAGATGCAATCTTCCAAGATGGTTCATCATGTGGATTTAACGCATCAGGACTGACTTCTTTCACACAGAGAGCAGTTACAGTAGGACGCATAAAAGTCAATGAAGCACTTTGCTTGAAAGACCTTGAAGCAAAGTATTTGCAGAAGGCACTTCCTGCTGGTTCTTATTACGATTCAATGATTTACTCTGAAGAGTATTCTAAGCGTAAAGCAGAAAAAATTGCTCAACAACTTGAAAAAACTCTTTGGCAAGGTAACACTGGTAGCGTTGATGTAAACTTAAATAAGTTTAGCGGTATCACTACTTTGATTACTGCCGATGGTGCAGCAGTTGTAAATGCAAATAGCGTTGCTCTTCACGGAGTTGTTGAAACTGCAATCACTGATGCAAATGTAATCAGCATTTTTGATGATATCTACAAGGCAATCCCTGCCCAAGTAGTAGACAAGGATGATATCACTATCTTCTGTGGTATGGATGTTTTCCGTACTTACACTGTTAAGTTGAAGTCTTCTAACTTGTTCCATTACAAATATGATGAGGCTGCAAATGGTGAGTTTTTCCTCCCAGGTACTAACGTAAAAGTTATGGCAGTACAAGGTTTGAACGGAAGCGGTAAGATTGTTGCAATGAGGGTATCTAACCTGTTTTTGGGAACTGACCTTTTAAATTCCGAAGAAAGATTCGAAATTTTCTTTGCAAAGGAGGCTGACCAGGTTCGCTATGTAGCAGAATTCAAGATGGGAGTTAACTATGCTTTCCCTGATGAGATTGTTAAGTTCTTCGTTTAAATAACTTTGATGGTGGGGGGTGGTAAACATCCCTTGCCTTCATTTTAAATTTTATATTATGCCGTGTGCTTTAACTCAAGGATATGTATTGGACTGTAAAGAGTCCATTGGTGGCATCAAAGCGGTTTGGTTCATTCCATTCGGTGATGTTACTACGATAACAGAGGCATCAGGCGTTGTTACTACTATTACAAAGTCAGCAGGTAAAGTGTTTTACAAGTATCAACTTGTTAAGCAAACCTCTTCACTTACCGAAAACATTACCGCATCCGTTGAGAATGGTACTGTTTTTTATGCCCAAGAATTGTCTATCATCCTCAATAAACTACAAGCATCTACAAGAAATGAGATTTTGCTTCTTGCAAAAAACAATCTCCTTGCAGTAGTTCAAGATGGTAACGATAAGTATTGGTTGCTTGGAAAGGTAAATGGTGCTGATTTGACTGGTGGCAATGGTGCAACTGGTGCTGCTTTCGGAGATAGGAATGGTTACACATTGACCTTTACAGGCAATGAACCTGCACTTGCTCCTGAAGTTTCAAGTTCAATAATTGCAGGTCTTACTGCGTAAATAGGAAGGTTTAGAATTGAGTAGGGCATCCATATC